GACCGTTCCGCAAGTAAAGTTAAGCGGGATTGGATCAAGTTATCAGATAACAAACAAATCACGGCTTATTATATTGGTGTCGATCTTGCGATCTCACAAAAAGAAACTGCAGATTATACGGCGATCATTACAATTGGCACGACTTCACAAGGTGAAATCGTGATTGTTGATGCAAAGCGTGGACGTTGGAGCTTTGTCGAGATAGGCTCTGAAATTATCGCAATGGAATCCAAGTGGCAAGCTCGTGTTGTTGCGGTCGAATCAAACCAAGCGCAAGCGTATATGGTGCAAGAGCTGAAAAGAAACACACGGATGAATGTTGTAGGCGTGCATTCAACACGTGACAAGATTACACGGTTTCAACCCGTGGAAGCAAGGTACGAACAAGGGCTGGTGTATCACGTGACGCACTTAGATCCAGAATTCACAGACGAATTGTTGAGCTTTACAGGAACGCCACAAGATAGGCACGACGATTATATAGACGCATTAAGTCATGCGTTTAATGCTATTCGCAAAACTCCGAGTATATACGTATGAGCTTACTTGACGATATTAGACAAAGAATTTCAAATGCCATTTTACCAAGTGGCAAAAGGTTGCAACGCCCTTATCAATCGAGTTCTTCTTACAGGCAAGTAACTGCAATACCAACAGGGAACGAGCTTTCAATGAGTTTGCGAGGCACGGTGTTTGCGTGTTTGCAACACAGGGCGAATGCTTTAAGCGCAATTCAGTTCAACACGTTCAAAGAGCACAATTTTACTAAGTCTGAAGTTGGCAATGACAATTGGGCGGCGCATTTAATTGCAAATCCAAACCCGTATTTCACAAGATCACAGGTTTTTAGCTTTATCGAAAATTGGCTTTCAATAAACGGTAATGCTTTTATATGGACGCCAACAATTGGCTATAAAGTACCGCTTCAAATGTGGGTATTGAATCCAACTCGTGTACGTGTTGTTATGGGTGGTGATAACTTTATACAAGGGTATACCTATCAAAGTGTTTCAGAGGGCGTAATACCTATTCCAGAAAATGAAATGATTCACTTAGCAAGAGTTCATCCTGGTGCAAGACCTGACGAAATTGTTGGAATGAATATCTTTGGCGTTGGCTTGGTTTCCGCTTGTTTGGATTATGCAAATATCGATGTTGAAGTGAGTGAATACTTACACAGGCTTTTTGCAAATAATGCCGTGCCACCTTTGATCGCTACATTCCCAGAAAGGTTTGATATTGAAGAGTGGCATAAGCTAAAAGCATCTTGGAACGAAGAACTGCCAGATTACAAGTTGCGTGCGTTGCTTGGTGGTGGTATGCAATTGCAATTACCACCGAAAAGCGAACTTGGTGTGAATTACGATTCAGTCAGCGCTGATACACGCTCGCAAATTGCGCAAGTCTTTGGCGTGCCACCGGGAATGCTTACAGGGGAATTCCAAAACAGGGCAACTGCCGAAGTGCAATTCGCAATCTTTAGGCAAAACACAATTGATCCAGAAGCAATTTATATCGCTGAAGAGTTTACTAGGCATTTTAGACGCTTTGAAGAGGATATTTTAATCGAGCCTGTTCCGTATGCGTATGCGGATCCAGAACTTGACATGAAAAAAGAAGAGTTCGAATTGAAATGGGGAATCAAGACAATCAATGATTCAAGAAAAGAACGTGGGTACGATGCAATTGAAGGCGGTAATGTTGCGCTTATTGGCAATGGTTATATTCCTTTGGATAATGTAGGCACCCCAAAAGTTGCGCCTGCTTTTGCATCAAGAAGTTTCACCTTTAACAAACGTGCAAAATTGCCAATAATAACAGCGGACAGCAAAGACGCTTTTTGGCGTGATTATGATTTGCTTACAGAAAAATCAAGCGTGAAAATTGATACCGTAGTTCAAGAGATCATTCAACAACTAAAACAAGAAACTTTATCGAATATTGACAAAGGTTATTTAAGTTTAGCAAATCTTGAAGTAAGTGATCAAGATTACGAAAAGTTTAACGCTTTAGTTGAAAAGGCTTGCTTGAATGTGCAAAATGAATTATTGAAAAGCTTTGATCTCAAAGAACAAGATTTAACAGGAACCGTCGGTGAACAAATTAAGAATCTTGCAAATGAATCCGCGGTGAAAATTCGTGAAAGTGTTGACTTTATGAAAGCTGAACTCGTGCAAGTAATTGAAAACAACGCTGGGGCAACAAAGCAAGAGCTTAAAGAAAAGCTCCAGACAAAGTTTACGCAACTTAGCGAAGGGCGTGCAAAAACAATTGCAAACACGACCGCCGCCAATGTCACCAGCGGAATGCAACACGCTGTGTACAAAGATCTAGGTTTTAAAATGATGTGGCTTACACAAAGGGACGGCCTTGTAAGACCAGCACACAGAGAAGCCGACGGCGAAATGCAAGGAGCGGACGGGTATTTTACAGTTGGTGGTGAAAAGACCACAAGGCCACTTGGTGCGGGCTTAAGTGCAGGGAATGCAGTTAATTGCAGATGTCAAATATTTCCAGTAGAAGACTAAAAAACAAGGTTATAAAATGAATATATTAAAACGCGAATTTGATCTTATAAAAAAAGATTATTACGAACACGGCGAACAAGAAGCAACAATCCAAGATATATATACGTTTGTTGTGAGCACTCCAGAAGTCGACCGCTATGGAACCATCATAGTTCCAAGCGGTATCGATTACACAGCATACTTAAACAATCCGATTGTTTTGGCGCAACATGATTCCGACGATTGGCCGATTGGCAAATGCTTAGGTTTCATGATGAACGGCGAAAACTTAGAAGCAACTTTGCAATTTCATCGTATTACAGAAGAAGCGTGCGAGGTTGCGGACTTGGTTGCGGCTGGGTACGTGCGTGCGGTTTCTGTAGGCATTATACCAATTGAAAGCGAAGAGCAAACAATTGACGGCAAAACAGTTATCGTATATACAAAATCTGAACTAGTAGAGTTCAGTGTGGTTTCAATACCGGCAAATCGAGAGGCTTTAATTAAAAAATCAATCAAACTTAAACTAGAATCAATTTTCAACAAACTTAAAAAGGTTTACAGAATGTTAACCCCTGAACAAACACAAGCAATAACAGATAACTTTCTGCCAATATTGCAAGACGCCGCCCTCACTTACTTACGTGACGAGCTAGGCATTGCAGAAGAAGAAGCAGCAGCAGCCGCCGAAGCTGGCACCCTAGCAGCAGCCGAAGCGATGCTCTTAGTATTGAACGGCAACGCCCCAGAAGTTGCACCAACAACAGCCGAAGAACCAACTCCAGAGGTAGCTCCAGAAGTTGCAACAGCAAGCGTGCAAGCACCCGTGCAAAGAGTCGGCAAAAAGATTGCGGCTTCAACACAAGCGCAAATTGGACAAGGCTTAAGCATGATCCAAGACGGATATAAAATAATAAATAAAGCAATTGTAAGCGAAGGCGCAAGGTCAATAAATATTAAGCCGTTGACAAAATTGTCAACAGACGAAATAATGAATTTAATCTAAATCAATAAAGGAAACTTTAAAAAATGGAAAATTTAATAGTAACACCAGAACAACTAAAAGAAGTTGTAAACAGAAAAGTTCAAGACACATTAAGAGCCTCAAACCCTATTAACGTGCAAGGCAATTCAAACGGTTATGTAAGAATCAAAGCAGATCACGATTCACGCCGTGACCAAGCGCGCGTAATTGCAGACTACATTTTAGCAGTGCACAAAGGTCGCGAAGGCGCTGCGGACGATATTGCAAGAAAGGCAAACGAAAAGTATTTAACACGTGCAAACTTCAACACAGGTACAGCAACACAAGGCGGCGCGGCGGTTCCTCAATTCTGGATTGAAGAAATCATGAATTTTGCGGATCGTTTCGGATATGCACGTGCGCTTGCAAAAATCTATCCAATGCGTGGGAAAACTGAAAACCTAGTAAGTTCTGGAGCGTTCACAGGAGCGGTTGTTGCCGAAGGTTCTGGCTTAACACTTACTGACTCAACATCATTCTTTACAGCAACTGCAATGACAGCAAAGAAAATTGTTGCTGGTGCCATCGTGTCAGAAGAGCAATTACAAGACGCAACACCAGCGTTTTTAGATTATGTAATTAACGGCCTTGGTCGTGCACTTGCAGAAACAGAAGATAAGCAGTTTTTCAATGGCGACGGCAATGCGCCAAATTTCACAGGCTTAACAGGCGTGTCAGGTACTACAGTTGTAAGACAAGGCGGAGCGAATAACTCTGGTAAAGATACATTTGGCGAAATCTCATGGACTGACTTGTGGAATTTACGCTTAGGTGTTAATTCTGGCGTTGGTGCAAATGGTGCGTTCGTTGTACCTCAATCAGTATTCGGTTTCTTAATGAAAGAAACAGGCGGATCACGTCCAATTTTTGACATGGTGCGCCCAATTGAAATTGCATCAATTGGTTTAACAGCTTTAGAAGGCAATTCGTACTTCACTCCTACAGGCCGTCCAATGCACGTGGTGCCAGATGCATTATTCCCAACAAGCGCAGCAAACACAGCAAGTGCGTTTTATGCAGACTGGAATCAATTTACAGTAATGGGAATTCGTGAAGATGTTTCCGTAAATGAATACAAAGAATACTTTGGCGCAACTGGTCTTGGTGGCACACATCAAAAAGGTATTGAAGTTGTTGAGCGTGTTGCTTTTGCATTCCCAGCACCAAGCGCAATCGGTGTTCTTAAGACTTCAACCACCTAATTAGGAATTTGATATGTTGCAAAGCGTAATTTTATTAAAACCATACGGCGGTGTTTCCGCTGGATATGAAACAGCATATTCAAAAGAAATAGCAGATAAATTAATTAAAGAAGGAATTGCAATTGCATTACCAATTGCAAAAATTGAAACCAAAAAGGTAGGTAAATAATATGCCATATACAAGTGCTTATCCAAAGCAATTCACAGCATTTATGAAGTTTCTTAATATGGAAACTTCTGGAGATCCAACGGCGGAGGAAACAGCCTTGTATACTTGGTTCGATGATGTATTCACGACTTGTTACGTAGAGGCTGAAAGCTATTGCGGTCAGCCTTTGCGGACAGGTACAATACAATACCAATTTTACGCTTCTAAGTGTCAACAGGGGCTCGAAGCAAATCACTCATGGAAGTTTGTACCATACAATGCAAACACTTCGCTCACGGCCTTGCAATGGCGTGAAAATGAATTCGCAACGTATGCAAATTACAGCGCAACGAATTATAATTATAATCAAGAGCCGTATGCAAATTATATCGTATTCCGTGACAAGTCCACAGGGCAATTTAAAGCAACGTTGTCGACAGGATGGACGGATACAAATATGCCTTATCAAATCTTGCAAGGTATTGCAGAAATGGCGGGATTAATATACAAGCAATCCCCAAACGGTGGCAATTGGTTCGGGCTTGGTTCGATCTCAAGCGGTGGAGCTGGTCAAACGGTTTCAAATAGCTTGAAAGAAAAGATTGATTGGCAAAAGTACTTTGCAAAGTACGTTATCCCAACGGTGTAAGATGCTGAATATTAATGAACTGGAAAACATCTTAAAGCCAATTATTAATGATCAGTTGTTGAGGTTTCCGTTTGTTATGCAAGCGTATATCGGTTCGAACATGGTCAACACTGGATTAAAAACAAGGATCGCACCCAGCACAAACGCAAGGCTTGAGATCAACACAGGGAATTTATTCAGAAGCTTTGCAAAGGGTGGCGTTGGTAATATATACAAGACAAAAGTAAGCGGCGACTTATACGAACTTGAATACGGTTCAAATTTACCGTATGCAGCAATCCATGAATACGGCGGTTTTATAAAGTCAAAAGGCAAAATGCACAAGTATTTTTGGGCACGCTTTGCAGAAACCAAAAACACGTATTTTAAAAACTTGGCATTGCACGTGCAAAAAAAAGGCGGTGTGCAAATTCCCAAACGCCCGTATTTTGCGCCGTCGGTAAGCAAGTTCAAAAGCAATGGAAAATATCAAGAAGATGTAAAAGCAAATGTAATTAAAGGAATAAGAGCATGGCAAGAGAATCAGCGGCGATCACAAGCATAATTAAAGAGCTTAGCAAAATGGAAGGCGTAAAAGTGTACGATCAAGTCCAGATTGATAAATGGAATACGTACAACTTTAATTATGTCGGCGTGTTAAGCGGAGCGGACACACGTGAAAACGAATTATTTGAAGATGATTCAGCATATGCAAATCGTGGATCATTAGAAATTTATTTGCTTGTTGGTGTGCAAGTCAAGAAGTCAAACACACAAAAAGCAGTATTAAGAAATGCGCTTGCAGATCTTTGTGAAAAGGTGGAATATATGTTGCAAAACCATGGTATTGAATCGTACATAACTGATTTTGAAAGTACAGAATTTGCGCCCGTGCACTTTGTTGACTCGCAAGCGGTCACCTTTTCAGACGATGAAACAAAGGGCGTTGCATTCATGACGTTTAGAACACTTTATTACAGGAATTAATATGCGTCTTTCTGTATGTGTTCTTTATTCAGACAATGAAAATTTAATAAGATGGCGTAAAGCTTTGCCAATTGAAAACGTGCAAATGATTGCACTTAAAACAACGCACGATGAAACAATTACAGAGCCAATATTTGAAGAAATTGGCGTAACGCCAAATCTGGTGGCTTTGCAGTGGAAGTACAACGACTTTGAAGAACAATTCGACTTTTCATATTTGCGCAACAAATGCGACGAGTACGCCCAAGGCGATTGGATACTGCACATTGATTCGGATGAATACTTAACGACGCCCCACGCCGATTTGTGGGCGTTTCTTGATGCTTTAGACGAGACAGATGCGGTGGCAGGGTACGTGACTGTATACGGGTTGCTTAATAAAAGCGGAAAGATTCGAGAACGATACGCAAATCCAAACATGAGATTGCATAAGCGCTCGGCTGGCTTGAAATGGAGCGGTATTTGTCACGAAACTTTAGACGCCGACGCACATAAAGAGACTTGGGCGGACACTGAAATCATGTTATATCACGAAGGCTATATGATTGAAGAAGACGAATTTAATTTTAAAGGCATTAGAAATGCAAAATTATTAATAAGAGAATATCGACGAGAAAAAAGCGAAAGAAACTGGAATTATTTACATAGAACATTCACATTAATTAAACAAGGATAATACCATGGCAGTAATAGGCGGCGGAAACCTCTCTGTGTTTTTTACAGCAAATGAATACACTGGGACAGTTGGCTCAACACTTTTAGTATCTTTTACAAAGAAAGTTAAAACAAGCGTGTCAAGAACAAATTTCACACTCGATCAAAACGAAGACAGCCCAGAATTGACAACGTTTTTTGATACTTACGCACCCGTGCAACAAGCAACAAGCGATGCTGGAGAATACGAAGACGGCGTGAAATTCAATTCAGCAACTGCAAATAGTCAAACACTTTTGCAAGTTATTTACGGCGGTAAATTAGCAGACTCAACCAACGCATCAACTACAAAGCGTAAAGTCGTTTTAATGCTTTGCAAATTGGCTCAAGATACTGGTTCTTTTGATATGGAATCTGGCAAATACACAAAACCAAAAGTTTCTGGCGAAGTTGTGAACAACGACGTTGCGGTTACTGTTGGCACTGCATTGTTTTCGCTAACTTATGTTTCGGTTCCACCATCTGCATTTGCTATTCCGATTGATACAGGATACAAAGAAGTTTGGCTCACTTGCGATAAATAAATAATTTGATTTTACAACGGGGCGGAAAGTCCGCCCCTTATTTTTTAACATGGAGAAAAGTATGAAGTTATATTTGAATGAAATTGAACAAGAAGTACCCTTATATACAATATTGACACCCGCCCTTTATGACAAGGTGTCACCTTTATTGCAACAACTTGCAAACACAAAAGGGGCGCAAACAGCGGCGGAATCCGAAATCATGGAAAAGGTTTTTAGCACTCCACACTTGCAAGAGCAAATTGATTTAAGCAAAGGTACCGACGCATTCACAGCCATTATGGGCGATTTTAGGTTTCAAGAAATTGTAAAAGATGCTTACTTGAAAGTTAGACGGGATTTATTCGATTGTATTAATATCGATGCAAGTACAATTCCTGCAATATTTACACTTGTGAAAAACGTTATAAACATAAAGAAAATTGATAATGCTGATTTATTAGCAAGCATACAAAGTGAGATTGATTCAGAATTTTGGCAGGCTCAAGATCTGGATGGTATCTTGGATGAACTTAAATTTTTTCGTTCGACAGTTTGCAAACGAATCAGAATTAGTTGAGTATTAC